ACTCGCAGCACCGGCTTTCTTCATCTCTTCACGCATAGCCTTGATAACACCAGCAGGTCCATCGTAGACTTTCTGACCGTTCATAGAGACAGCAGAATTGACCTTAGCCATAGTCTGAGCAGTTTCTTCTTCTAGTCTCTTGTTTAGGCCCTGTAGAAGAGCGCCCCTGTTTCCAGGCTCGGCAGAAGCAAATTGTTCATAGAAAGTATTAGCAGCAGTTTTTGCAGCGCCAGCGGCACCTTGAGTCAATTCACCGTCGTTAAGTGCTAAATTCCACCACTTACGATCTTTATTCTTTTCTTGAGCAGACTTCAGAGTGTCGCCAATAGTCTTATCAACGAGAGCGGCGACTTCTTCTGGATCTTCAAAATCGATTTTATTGATCTGCAACATCAAATCATTGACTTCAAAAGTACTCTTACCAGAGGCTGCTAGAACAGTTTCAATAGCCTGGCTAATCTGCTCTGGTGTTCCATCACGGAACTTGACAGACAAACCGGCTTGAATCGCAGTGTTGTAAAGATCTGAATCGTTGAGTTTCTTATAAGAATTAACAAGATCTTCGTTAGCCGCTTTAAGAGCCTCAACGTTCTTCTTTCTAATTTCAAGATCGCTTTGCTTCTTTTCTCCAGTAACAGAATCAACTTGTTGGATATCCCCTTGAGCCCCAACAATTTGTGCAAGGGTTTGTCCTTGAGAAACAATCTGGTCCCACTCTTTACGAGTCTTTTGAGACCATTGATAAAGTTCATACGCTGAGAATGCTACGGCGGCAGCAGCGGCAACCGGCCATAGTCCAGCAGCGAGCGGAGCAGCAGCGCGGAGTGATCCGCTGATCTTAGAAATAATTCCACTGGCTTTTCCAGCGTTAGTAGCCATTCCAGCAGTAGCGCCAGCGCCCATCCCCTTGATGGATGCGGCTATCTTTCCGAAAGGAATTGCAGACATAGCCTGTTGAATGATAAGAGCGGTTGTAGCAATAGTGGCAAAATCTGTCACCATCTTATTACCATTACCGGCCATACCAGAGACAGCAACAGCAGCAGTTGTCAAACCAATACCGGCGGCTGTGGCTCTTTCCATATTGATGCCTGTCTTCTTGGTGTTTTGCTCAACATCATCGCTGATGCCCTTAATAGCATTCCACTTAGAAGTTTGTGCGGCAGTCATATTTCCAGAGTTGTTAAGAGCGCCAGTCCAAGGGCTGTCATTCTTATTGGCAATGCTAGTTGCAGGAGTATATGCAGAAGCGGCTCCACCTGTAGGCATCTTGATACCCGCACCCATTTGAGCACGGTTCATTGTCATTAATTGAGAGTTTAGATTAGCGATGGACTGACGTAATCTTTCAGCAGACATAGCCTGTTGGTCGAATACGTTTGTTGCTTGCTTGGCGGCAACAGCAGCCGCTCTTTCTTCAGCGGTCATCATCTTAAATCTCAAGAAGAGATTACTGAATACAGAAGCACCCTTAAGGAATGAGCCAATAAGGTTTCCAAAGACACCAACAAGCATCATGATAGGACCGATAATTCCCACCGCCGCTAATGCAATAAGAGAGAACTTCTTAGCGCCATCAGGCATCTTGTTGAACAACTCAAACAAAGTATTGATGACTGAAAGCACAGGGTTGATTGCTTCAAGAACGGGTTGACCCATCTTTGCAAGTTCTCCCTTAATACTTTCAACAAGTCTCTTGAAAGTACCAGAAGCACTCTTAGCAGCCTTCTCAAGTTCTCCCGCTGAAATACCGGCAAGTTCATCTTGGCTCTTGCCCATGATCTCCATTGCTGTACCGGCTTGAGTCGTAGTATCGTTCAAGTTGGCAAGAGCAGCATTAAGTCTGTTGAACTGGTAAGTTCCGAACAAAGCGGCAACGGCTTGCTGTCTTTGATAATCTGTCATTTGCTCCATTGCAGGAGACAGTTTCTTCAAAGTCTTGAACAAGTTACCTTGTGTAGAATCAACAAGTGCTTGCAAGTCAATATTGTATTGACTAAAGATGTTCTTAGCCTGAGGAGTAGGTCTAAGAATACGAGTTGTTGCAGACTTTAGAGCGTTAGCACCTTCAGCAGCATTAACACCGGCTTCTTTCATGGAAACAAGCAATACTGTCATTTCTTCGGCAGTAACACCTAGTCCGGCTAGAGCGGAAGCAGCACGGGGAGTGGCTTCAGCAATGTCTTGGATAGAAAGGCTTGTAGCGTTTTCTACGGCGTTGGCAAAGTCGTTGAAGTGGACAACACCCTCATCAGTCATACGGAAGGCTGTTTTAAGCGCAACCGCCATGTCTGTAGACTGTTGAGTTGTTAGTTCACCAAGAGCGGCAATACGGCTAACTTCTTTAGTCATATTTCTTAGACTGTCACCGCTCAAACCGGTAGCAGCCAAGTTGGCCTGTAGTTCTAGAGTGTCATTAACTGACTGACCATAATCTTTAGCCAGTTGAATAGCATCATTGAGAGAAGTCTCTCTAAGTTGTGCTAATTCATTTTCTGCTGCTGATTGCTGATTAGCAGATGACATAAATGCTGTTGTCTGAAGATCATAAACCTTGGCAATACGAGTAAGTTGCTTATCAGTGTCATAAGTAAGTTTTGCCATACCGGCAGCAGCGATACCTAGAGGAACAGTGATACCGACCATGATCTGACGACCGGCCCACTGAGTGTTTTTACCCCAGTTAATAGTTTGTGTAGCAATAGAAGAAACAACTTGGTTGATGTACCCATAGCGCTGACGAACATCATTCATCTGAGAAGTTAAATTACGAGGTACAAATAGATCTACATTAGATTTACCGGGTGTTCCTGAACTCCATGTAGTACCAATAGAGTTTTGTAATGCCGCCTGCTCTTTTTGAGCCTGGCGCATCATCTTGATGTTTTCACGGATATTTCCTGTAAGAACATCACCTATACCTATTTTGTTCTTTCTGACTGCTTCATTGAAACGTTCAGTTGAGGAGATGACTTTGTGTTGAGATACAGCAAAATCGCCGTGCGCCTGCACGGCTTCATTGATTTGTGCTCGATACGCCTTTAGCGAAGCAATCTGGTCTCTATAGACCTCTGGCTTATTTTGATAAGTCGCTTTAGACAATGCGTTCTGCATTGTTGTATTAAGGTTACTGAATTGCGACTGTAGCGCTTTGATTTGCTTGTTAACATCGCCAAAGTTGGCGCTTCCGCTAAATCGAATATTTACTGACTCTATCTTATGTCACTCCTCTGGCTCATATGATATACCTAAATCTATTAGTTCTAATTCATCAAATTTACTTTCATCTATACCAGCAATCTTTGCATTGGCTCTTCTTTGTACTTCTTCCATCTTCTTTTGAGTGTCATTTGTCTCAGCATCAAGATCTACACCCTTAAGAGCGGCGGCAAACCTTTGACGTTCTCTTTCGGCTTTCCTAGATGAGTTAACTATCAAACTTAACTCATCTAGGTTCAAACTGTCCTCTAACTCGTCAAAGTTCTTCCAGATTCCTAAGATAAATACTTCAGCCTCTAATTCGGCTAAAGCCATTTCTTCCCAGGTTACGCCTGGTTCAGCGTCGCCGCTGCCATCTCTGTTAATTTTGGGTCGTTCAATTTCACGCCCGCACAGATTTCAATGATCTTGTAAACAGTGTCCATGTCTAAGACATCTTCGGCATCTTCTAAAGTAAGATCGGGGCGTTGCTTCTCTAACAAGATAAGAGCCAAATTAGTAAGCCATGTCATACCTGCGTCTTCTTGTTCAGCAGTAGTAGCCTTATCATCTAGTTTTTCAGGGCCCGCCATGAATGAAGCGTTGAACTTACGCATAGTTTTAATTGTTGCGGGTTTCAAAGTTACTGTGCTGTCGTCTTGTAGTGAGTATTCGACAACGTTATAAACTGTATTAGCCATGTATTCCTCTTTCTCTTTGGTTACTGAAAAGTATATGTTATTACACGTCAGGTAACAAATAAACGCCCCCGGCCAAAGCCGAGGGCGCCTACTGTAAATCTTATATCAGGTAATGTTGCGGTCGCGGATAGTTCCATACTGAGCAACAGATGAACTTGTGTCAGGGAGAACACGGAAAGAAACTGGAAGTCCAGTTGCTTCGTTACGACGTAGAGCGTGGCTTGTAGATTCTGTCTGAATCGCACGAGTTACGTGGTAAACTCTTTCTCTCTTCTGAGCGGCTTGACGTGGAGCAGGACCAACGAACGCGATTGAACGCTCGTAAGGCTCTTCACCAAGAGAACCGGCCTCAATTGTTAGAACATCAGTTGACAAAGAAGCGGAACGCTGACCCCATACAACCAAAAGGTTTTCCAAAGTCGCTTCAGCGAATGAAGAATTTAGGGTTACACGCATTGACTGCTTGAACAACTTAGCAGAGTCAAGCAACTGGTCAACCTCTACCTCTCCATAGTCAGGCTCGTATGCAACTTCAAGCCCCTCCATTGTAAATCCTACGTCTCTCCAGTCTGTTGAAGCGCCGTCTAGAGCGACTGTTGCAGAAGTGTTAGCAGTTAATGAGGGTAGCGCAGTTGGAGCAGTCCATGTAGAACTGTCCGCCTTTGAGATATAAACACCGGCGGCACCGATGATAATGTTTCTTACGTTTTGTCCAGATAATGCCATTAGGTATTTCCTCCTTCCTAAAGTTTAATTATGCTTGGCTAGGGCACCTTTCTCGTTATTCGAATAATAATTTTGATTAATTCAAAAGTCAATGTTAGTTAGGTATAGCCTTACCTGAACCAAATACACCTTCGTCGGTGTAAACAACTCTTGCAGTAATTATTGTCTGCATTCTTCCTCCCGGCTCGTCTGTAGGTTCAGCACCTATAGAACTGACAATTGAGGTAGACTTATAATTGAACTGAGTCCACTTACCGCCTCTAGGCGCCAAGAATGAATTAATTTCATCAGCGGACTGATCCCATCTTTTCAAATAATCAATAATGATTTTAGACACGTCACGGTGGTGAGAAGCATTATTACTATATATGATATAAGCAATTTGATCAGACTGTATGAACCAATTCTGATTGATAGATTCTACTCGCCAGTTATAAACAATATACGGTGCGTCTGTTCCGTCTAAGTCAGTAGACTGAATAAACTCTTCCGCCTCTTGAGTAGGCATAATGGGAATCCATTGAATTTTATTATTATTGCTTCCGCTGAGATAAAACTCCGGTTTCATAATGGAGGTTTGTTGTAACTTACTCCATAAAAAATGATTGATTCCGTGAACAGCGAATAACTCTTTTTCATAACTAACTACCATATAATGCCTCCCTCCTTGACGCGGCTGCGTTTATGTAGTTTTCTTTTGCTTTTCTCATAACCCAATTTTGCGCTTCTTTTTCTGCTTGAGCGGCTTGTCTTACACCAATCTCAAAACTCTTAGTCCTTGTTCTGGTTCCAATACGAACAGCAGCACGACCTAGTACACCTTCAGGATTAATATTTCTGCCTAGTTCTGGTGCAATTTCTCTGCTAAAGAAAGCGTCGGCTTGACTAGACCACCATGATAGATAAGTAGCGGTAAACCTGCCTGTAGTCGCTCCACCGCCAGCAGGACCAGTATCTACATTTTGTGCAAACCTAACATTACCTTCTTTATCAATAAAGGCTAAGGTCTTTGCTAGTTTTCTACCGACTTCAATATGGGCTCCCGCTTCCATAGTCGGGGCCTTCCATACAAATACGTGAACGTTTTCCTTAACACCGGCCTGTACTAGTTTAGGATTGACTGGACTAGGTTTATTAGAGGGAAGGAATGTATAACCGGCTGTTTTACTAGCACCACGACCGACTAATGTATGTCTCCATAATCTATACGGTGCTGCACCGACTGTTTCACTCCAACGTGGACTACCGCCGCGCTTAGTATTCCCCCCTGAATCATCCCATCCTGTAGGCCATTCGTACATATGATGAAGCATATTTGGGGCGGCCCTAGCGATGTTATCAATATATTCATCAACTTCTTGAGACATTCTAGAGTGTGTGTAAGTCAAAACATCAGCGATATAAGCATCAGTCTTGACAGTTTTAGTGATTCCAGAGATGAATCCTAATGCTGCTGAGGCTTCACTAAAGTTCGCTTCAAATTCTGTTTTCACTGAACTTGGGCTCTTTTCAATACCGAATAATATTCTGTGACCTTAGAATCAAAACCTACAATAGGAGTAATACCTGTCAATTGAAATACGGTAGGTATTATTCCGTTCCTACTACCATGATCTCCTTCATCCCATATAAGGACATTATTGGCAGATCGAATATTAGTAACGCGGTCTTGAGCAGATAATTTGTAATGAGCAGGCCAAGATATACTTAAGTACTCATCTATTCTAAAACTTTCATCTCTCATGACAACAGTGTTGTTCAAGTTCCTACCCGCTGTACCCGCATAACTTGTAACAACACAAGGTATTGTTCTGATGATATCTTTGTATTGCTCAGTTTGCGGTGGCATGACCCATTGTCGTGTTACTTCAAAAGTGTCAGGATCTTGTATATTCCTATACTCACCGCCGACTACCGGAGTGCCTGTTGAGTATTCTCTTGTGAGAATATCGGCTTTCATTGAAAACCTTGCACCTGACAAACATGTTCTTACTACAGCCATGCATAACCATCAACTTTGTATTTTGATAGTAGCGAATCAACTCTAGCGTTACCTGTTCCTGTAAATGCTTGGTTAGCAAAAACATAATTAGTTAGTTCTGTCTTTGCAGTCTGAATGTATTTATCCCTATAGATGCCATCATTGCAAGCAAAATCATTAGCCAGTAGAAGCGCAGCCTCTTGAACATCTTCAGGAATATTCAGATATCCAAATTCACCATACACATCGTAAATATTACCGGTTTGTATTCTTCTATACCATGAAGGCACAGTGATAACGCCGTGAGTAGTGAAAGAAAATTCTTCAGGTGGTGCCTCTTTAATTCCCAGGTACTGCTCGTTCATGCCAATAACGACTCTTCCATTAGGTGAAACCCTGAAAGAAGGAAGACCTGGAATTTGATAAACATCAATGGCACGAACCGGTAGCATTAGTGCCGATCCGGAGGCGGGGACTTTGATAATTCCCTTGAAGTACTCAAATTTAGTACCAGTGAATGACTCAATGATGAGTCTTACTGATGATTCAAGTTCAAAGAAGAACTCTTCATCCCCATCACGATCAGGGAATAATGTTTTCAGTCTGTTAAACGGAACAATGGGACTAACGACGGTTACGTTAGTTTTTCTTTCAAAGTTTTCCCCGGACCAATATATGTATATTTCGCCATCGTATTGCGTATCTTCATAAGTAATATCAACACTGTGAATACCGTTAACAGAAGTGACGGGTCTATTGATAGAACCTACTGCATTGTTAGCGCGGTACACAGTTGCTGTCAAAGGCTTATTAAAAGAGTGCTCTAAATAAGCCTTCGCAGGTTTATCTCTATAAACTATCAACTTACCTCCCATACCCCCGTGAATACAGGAGTTGACTCACCGTCAGTAATATCGTTAACTGAATAATTCACTTTGCTAAATTTGTATTCGCTAGTTTGAGCGCCAGTAAGATTGAGTGTTACTGAACTAGGACCATAGGTCAATCCTTCTCCACCGACATACCTTTTGATGAACATATTTCTGACAACTATGATTTCAAACTCATGTTCATTAATGTTTGCCGGTTGACCTTCAACAGTTTTGAAGTTGAAGGTCTCTGAGAATGGCGCACCTCTATTAATCATCAGTTATAGAAAGAACGTGCTTCTGATGGTGTAGCCATTTGGAAACCGCCCTCAACCTCTACTAGATAATCAGCATCTTCTTCAGTAACGAGTCCAAATGGGTGCTCTCTTGTAAACTTGTAACCACGAACTTCATAAGTGTAGTTACTACGAGTCATACGAACAAGAACAAGGTTTTCCTCTTCTTGTCCTGGCTCTTCTTCAACTTCTTCCTTAGCCTCTGGCTTTGCATCCTCAGAGACCGGATCGACAAAAAGAACTGGAGCAGGTTGCTCGGCTTCTTCTACAACAGGCTCAGATTTGGCTACAGGCTCTTCTACGTCACCCTTAACAGGTCCAGTGTTTTCCAACTCTTCAGTGGCGGGAGTAACATCCTTAACTGGCTCTTCTGTTTGCTCAACAACTGGAGCAACATCTTGAACATCTAGTTCGCCTGTAGTTGCTTTAGGAGTAACGACAACTGTTGTCTCTTCTTCTACTTCTTGATCTTCAGACAATGCAAGACTTTCCGCATTAGCAGACTCTTGATCATCCTCATCTTGATCTACATCATAATTCATAGTTTTAGCCTCTTCTTCTCCTGCAAACTCTTCTGTTTCGTTTCCGTCAAAAATTGCTTCGGCTTCATCTAGTGATACACCGGCTTGCTTCAATTTAGACGCTATTTCAAAATTAGTATCGCCTTCTTCAAGTTCTACATTGAAGTGCTTGGCAATCTCTTGTAACTCTACTTTCTTATATCTTGTAAATGGTTTAGACATAATACCTCCTTAAATTTATTGTACAGTCTCAAAAGTAAAAACGAAAAGGGCCGGATCTCTCCGGCCCTTTCCTATTCAGTTGTTATTCAGTTATCAAGAACGCACTTTGATGTTACGTACTACTACCATAGATTCAGTGTTTTCAATACCAACACCTGCACGCATGTAGGTTGTGTACTCAATAGAGTCTTTCTTTGGCTTGAATTCACGGAATACCTGAATGTCTCTCTTAACAGCCCAGATTAGGTTTCTTGGCTGTGTTAGCCAAAGTTCACCGTGGTCTCCGCTTGCACCAGAGTAGTTACCGGCTTTAGCAGTATCAAATACAGGAACTTCCTGTAGAGGGATACCGAAAGCATAACCCGCTGTTGCACCGGCTGGACCTTGAGGAACAATGCTACCGTTAGCGATAACAGAGTTCTGTACGTCTTCACCAGCAGCACCTTGAGACAATGCGTAGTACCAGTCTTGAAGCAAGTTGGAGCCTGTGAAGAACTTCAACTCTCCTCTACGCTGCATGTACTTACGTGGAATTGCCTTAAGAGCACGGTTGTAGATGGACAAGTTAACATTAGAACCACCAGCGTCTACTGTGTGAGCAGCGCCATCTGAAGTTCCGTTGAGAGCAAGTTTGCGCCATCCGTCTAGAATCTTTAGAGATAGATCAGATGAGGTTGTGTCACCGTTAACAGCCAAGTCCTCTAGGTCGTTACCCATTTGTGTTGCCATAAGGCGAGCAATGTGGTCTTCTAGGGCGGCACCTTCGATGTTGTCCTCTAGTGTTTCGCTTGAAAGTTCGTAGTCCAAACGAATCTTCTTTGTTGTAAGTGAAATCTTTGAGAATACGACACCCTGG